GTTCTGCGATTAATGAAGGTTTAAAGCTTTCAACAGCATTTTTTTGAACTTCATTATCATAATGATGGATTGATACAGTAGCTACTTTAATTGATAATCGAAGTAACATATCGGCTTCTTGTTTTGAATATTTTTTAAAAATTCTCATTATAAATTCTGGCCAAATAAATATACAACGTGCAAGTCTACCAAGAAGCTGTTCTTCGTTATTAGTTACTTCGGGATCATATTTAGTAGAATTTCGTAAAAATGCAATAGAACAAAAGTTTGGAACATTAATCCCCATTGCTCCCTTTTCAACTACTAACAAATGTAGTTTTTTTGACTTAGAATCTCTCAATTCTGAAAATGCGTCACCATCTTTTTCATAATCATTTTCTATCTTGGACTTATCAATCATTGTAATATAATCGCCAATCCCATCTTTATAATATAAAGTTACCTCTTTTTCTATAATATCTCCAGTTTCTTCATCAATAACAAGGCTTTTGTACTTGAATGACGTATCACAATGTTCACGATTCCATTCAGTAATGAACTCTTGAGCCTCTTTAATATCCATTCCCTTGCTAGAACCATCCTGAGAACATTTAATCAAACCTGTGAATTTTGATTCGTTTGTTTCAAACAATTCTTTATACATATCTTCAGAAAGAGTTTTTTTATAATGTTTAAAGATAGCATTCATTTTAGCAACATCTTCAAGAGTTCTTTCAAGAATAAGTGCAAAACCACTATAACATTTTGGTTCACTTAAAATTGGAAGTCTCCAAGTTGGAGATAACATATCCTTAGAAATCATTTTATAAAGTCCATCCCACTCTACTTCCATGCTATTGGTGGGCGTACCAGTAAACATAAATTTAATCATGGCTGGAAAATTATATGCAGCTTGAAACCATTTTGCTTCATATGGAGTTTTGGAGTTTTCATAGGACATTCGCCCTTGATCATGCACATATCTCTCTTGATTAGGACAACCAAGCCCTTTATGTGCTTCATCATGAATTGTAGCAAGACATTTGTATGGCAAATTATTCATATCGTGAGCTTCAGTATAAGATTGAAACATTTGAATTGAACATATTACAACCTCAAAGCCATAGCCAGTCACCTCTATTAGTTTCTTTTTTGCTGGTGTAATGAGTGTATTAATTGTTTTATTACGAATATAATCTCTATAATATTTTTGATGAAAATCAGTAAATATTTCCTTATTACTTTCAACAACCTCATGCCCTGGAGCGGTAATAATAATCACACCATCATTTATTCCTTGCGATTCTGCTTCTTCAAAAATCTTATATATTGTATAAGTATCATAGGTGTGTGTTTTACCAGAACCCATTTGTCCTTTAATAACATCAAAGTGTTCGGCAAGCTTGCCTAAACCAATTCTATTTGGTAGAATCTCAACGGGTGGGTCAATCAGATGTGTTTTCTGGTCAACAAAACAAAACAATTCTGGCGCTTTAATATAAGCATCAGCTTTATATTGGCGGGGTAGATATTTCACACAAGTGACCTTTTCATCATATTACTAAACTGTTCAAAATATTCGTCCTCTGTCAAAAGAACTTTTTTGTAATTATCTCTGTATTCTTTTATTAAGCTACCACAACCATCTCGCAAAGTCAATACCCTTTTCTTAAATTCTTCAAAAGAATCTACTCTTTGAAATGGATCAATGTTATACGTGTTATTCTTATCGTAGTCTCTCCACACAAACGGAATCATACCAATAGAAAGGGCTTCTGGATAACGTGCAGTACTTGCTGTTGGGTCTAACCAATTAAAACATAATGTACATTTTGCTGGTTCTAACATTGGATATAACTGTTTCCAATCCTTAATCCATGCAGCTTGTCGTTTAACACCAGAAGGAAATCCACCAACAAGTACTGTGGATATATCAGGGTCACGATATATTTGTCTTATGGTTTTCTCTCTATCATGGCCATGTTTCATTCTTCCCCAGTATGCAAAGTCTATAGTTTTTTCATTACCCATCATATCAGCAAGAGGATTTTTTAGTGTCTGGATAAAGTGATACTTCATACCATGAATATTACCAGAAAAGTCTATCTCATCTATGGTAGTAAAGTTTCTAATTCCTGTCAGAAAACTACGATACAATTCTTCGGTATCTCCTCTATCAGAACGCCACATGATAACATCCTTACCCTCAAAATAAGGGCGTATTGCATCCATATGACTTTCAGACTTTGCTAAGTCTTTTGGGTTCATCTGTAACTCACCATGATACCGAAACTCTGAGTCACTAGGAATTACTATTACATCTGCATCTTTAATAGACTCTGGTGTTCGTTTAGGTCTATCCTTATTAAAGGAAACATTATAAGTATCGTATTCATGTTGAGGATTTGCCTTCATCCATTTCACATAATTTTCAAAGAAACTATCTAATACAGTTTCAAGTGGGCCATTGTATTTTACGTTAGAACGCAATCTTGCAATAGTAATATTCATCGAATTATATCTATCTTATTCATAGTATCTTGATTCCAAATTTCAAGTTCTTTACGAACCCTTCCATCTGCAACTACATTATTATATCGTTTAGTGGCATTCTTTTTCCACCACTGTATGATATTTTCAAGTTCAAATCTATCATAGTTTTCTGCCTTTGTCAAGACCTTTTCTTTACCAAGCAAAACATTTTTTGTATTAGAGAAACCATACTCACTCATATAAAATCTTTTTTGTGTAGTTACTTCACCAGCAGTCTGTATCTTATTTGTAAATAACTGATATGCTTTCTCATCATGTTTCTTTAGACTAGCCTTAATGATACCTACCATTTTAGTTTGCATCTTTAACTTGCGACTACTAACACCTTTACGAATAAGTTCTTCACCATCATTCTTTTCAGTGAACCAAGCTTTTAGTTCTGGATATATCTCTTCTCCTAGTGTGAGTAGGAACTTTGATTGTGTATCACCTTTATATCTTAGATAGGGCCGCATACCATCATACATACTACCACCCTTGATATTACCATAGAGTGATGTTGTCTCAAATAGACAAAACTCTGTATCATATTTCTTATTCAGTTGTCTACGAATATCAGAGGAACAACAAATTGCAGCCATCAACTTACCACCAAGATAATTAAATCCAAATGGTTGTGTAGGAACAATATTAAATCCCATGATAGCACGTTTATTGAATATGTCTAGGTCTGGAACATCACCAAGATAATCATTACGTGGTTTGGAATTGATAAGAGGCGAACCAAAGCGAATGAAACCAACAACCGTATCCGTATTTGTTTCTTTCACAATATACTTAGCAGTCTTGCCAGGATTTTCATCTGGACTAAAAGAAGCGGTCATTTCCAGAAGTGTATCAAAGGTTTTACTTTGCATCTGAATAATAGAAAAGTTCATATCCTCTGGATGCATATCAAAATCTTGAAACAGGTCATCTTCTAAACCCATGCCGGGCAGAGCTACTGGAATGTTCTTTACACGTTCAATTTTTCTTGCACGAAAATAATCATCAATTCGTTTGAAGTCTTCAAAATACTTCATCACTTTTGTTGCAGCATAAATCGAATCTTGTTTATTTAGAATCATACAAAACCTTTGGAGCGGGCATAGGGAATCGAACCCCCATCATCAGATTGGAAATCTGAGGTAATACCATTATACGATGCCCGCATTAAAAGAAATCCTCTAAAGTACCTTGTGTACCATAACTACTGTCAATCAACCAATTCATCTTCTCTGCAATAACCTGTAGAGGTTGAACAAAACTCTTATTGAATTGTTCATCATAGTCTATATTACTCAAAATGTCAAGTTCCTTTGGAAACTCTGCCGGAAAGGAAAATGCAGATGCAGTATAGATGTTTGGTTGTTTAAGGTTGATAAACTTGATCTTTTCGCCCTCTTGAATAAATTGATACTTATTCTCTAGTTTATGTTTCTTAATCAGGTGATTGTAAAGTATGGCTCCCTTGACATGAATGGGAGCACCCTTTGCAAACAGAGATGATTCACCAGCAAACTTTTTTACACCGTTACAACTACGTGGAAATGCAATCTCTTCTGGTGACAACTTCATAAACTCCTCACGAAATTCTTGTATAAAGGTATTTAGCATTTTCTCATTCCCTGTCATTAGAATGTTCATTGCACCCTTAATTTTATCTCGACAAGGAGCAGGAGTTGAACTCTTTACAGCTTCGATACCCATCATCTTGAGTTTAGGTTCTTTGTATTTTACACCTTCGATATCCCAGCAGTTGAGAATGTATCTTTTCTTTGCAGTCCAGATACCCTTATCTGCAATCACTTCTCGTTTCATGACCATTTTCTGGTCATACGCATTTACGACTTTAGCAAGAGCCTGATAAGATTTATCAATAAATGGTTCAATTTTATCAGTGGCAATTTTATCCAGAAAATTGACGATGGTTTCTGTAGATGGATTTCTATCTTTAAAAGATTTAGATACAAGAGTATCAAAAGTGATGTATACAGAGTCTGTATCTGACGCAATAACGTAATCTTCTTTTTCAGTTCCAATAATCTTGTTAAGATAAATGTTAAGAGCCTTTTCAATCCATCGTATAGATAACTGACCGCTAGTTGTAATCCCTTCAGCATTTCTAAGATCAAAATAGCGAAACCAATTATTCCCAATAGCACCATACGCACTATTGAGGGATATTTTTTTGGCCATCTGAATGTTTTCATACCGTGATATATCTTTGAGATACCGTTTGTCTTTAGTGTCCTCAAATTTCTGTTTAGATTCCAACAGAAGTTTTTTATATTTTGTACGATCATTGTAAATGCTCTCCATTAACTCTGGAAGAAACCCACGTTTATCCTTTCTAAAAAATGCACCATTAGGCGTCATACAATAGTTTGTAGTGTTTCTTATCTTACCATCAAGAATCTTATCAACCATGTCATCAGGCACTTTTTCATCAGATGGTATAAGTGTCTCTGGTGAAATGTTGTACTGCATAATAAGGTGTGGATATAGACTGTTTAGATCAAATGACATAACCCACTTATGCATACCCACTTGGGGGTCTTTTACATAAGCACCTTCAAACTTATCAAACTTCTCTGCTGGTTTCTTTTGAGGTATAACAATGTTTCTTTCTTTGAGATAGTTATAGATAAGAACATCCCAATAACGAACCGTGCCAAGAACGTCTGTATAGTTCACCTTTGCATCATAAGCCATGGTGAGACAAAGTTCAATCAACTTCATCTTATCCTCTAGCTTATCAACAATCTCAACGTCTTGAATGTTGTATTCAATAAATGATTGATAGTCTTTTGTGTACCAATCTTTAAATGTATTATAAGGATTACCAGTTTTCTTTTCACCTAGTTCCACGCTTGCAATATGATCCAGACGATAGGACTCTTGAGCAGTATAGGTAAACTTCTGATATAGATCAAAGTAGTCAAGTCCAGCAACACCTTGTATTGCATACACTTGATGGTTTCTACCCATTCTGTATATGTCTTTGGAATAGACAACACCCCAAGGTGATAGACGTTTTAGTTCATCTTCACCAAACAGTTTCTTAATACGATTACAGATATAGGGAATATCAAAGAACTCTGTGTTCCAGCCTGTAACGATATCGGGTTGATGTTTCTCCCAGAATACTAAAAACTCTTTGAGTAGATGCACTTCACTTTCACATTGAATATAAGTAACATCATTACGATTCGTAGTAAAATCATGAAGTCCAAAAACAACAATTCTTTTACTTTGATGATTTTTAATTGTAATGGAAAGCATCTCCTCTTCTGCTTCTTTTGCAGAGGGAAATCCATTTTCACATTGTACCTCAATATCCACTGTGACAATGAGTATATTATTCAAGTCCCAATCAACTTGATTTTTGTATGTGTCAGAAATGTAATTGTAAGCAAACTGTGTGTTACCATACACTAACTCAGGTTGCGACTTATGACTCTCAACCCACTCTTTAGCCTCTTTGATTGAATCAAATTCTATAGGCAATACAGAAACACCGTCTAGTGTCTTATATCCTGTTTCTTGATTTACAGGAGAAAACAAAGTTGGGCGGTATCTTATTTTAAAGTTTTGTCGTTCACCGTTTACAACGGCACGAACAAAGATTTGATTGCCTCTTTGAAGAGCATTTGTATAGAAATTCATATAAAGACTATAACACCTTTGGGATTAATTGTCAAGGTTTTTTTGTTAAAATAAATTTACGAGAAGGGTCTATCATCAAGTTAGTTTTTTTCATAAAATCTCTATTAATCAATAAGGGAGTTTTCTCTCCTCTGTCATCTAAAGTAAATGGTATATTTTTATATAAAACACCACTAAATAAAAAATCCATTTCAATAGAGGGCCTAATTTCTTCTCTATTTCTCAATCCACCTAGTTTAATATTTTTCATTTCTTTTACAGGATGCGAAAGTTTAACTCCATGGAGTTCCCAATTTACTCTTTTACCTTGAACATCAATTTTATCAGCATGAATAACAGATGAACTAGAACTGTTACCAGTATCCATTTTTCCAATTAGTTTTCCTAATTTTTCATGTTCAAAAGTTTCCCAAACTCCACACAAATTAGGAACTTTCCACCAGTTATTACGATTATAAAAACTTTTTAGTAAATCTTTTACTACATCACCCTTATTAGCTTTATCAAATCCTTGTGTGCCAGGGCTACTATTTACCTCTAGAATAAATGGACTATCTTTATCTCTATTTTTAGCAGGAATAAAATCTACTCCTACCCATGTTCCGTTTACTGCCTTTGCAGCTCTTATACAATCTTCCTTTTCTTTATCCGTGAGTTCATACGTTGAGACTTTTGCTCCTAGATGAACATTTGATCTAAAATCACCTTTTACTTTTTCACGTTTCATAGAGCCTAAAACTTGGTTGTTTAGAATCATAACTCTAACATCACCGTCAGACTCTAAAAAAGTTTGTAGTATCAAAGAGATTTCTTCATCAATTTTGAATAATAGTTGAGTCATACTCTCTAGTGCTTTTTGAGACTCAATAAACAACACACCGACACCTTTTGTGCCATGAGTTGTTTTTAAGATAACAGGAAATTTTGTATCTAATTTTTCAAAAGAATCTACCGCACTTTTTTCATCTGGTATCAAAACAGTGGTGGGTGTGGTTAATCCAACCTCAGATAATCTAAGTGCAGTTCTATATTTGTCAGAGCAAACTTCCATACACTCTCTAGAATTTACACAACAATATCCAGATCGTTCTAGTGATGAGACTAAATCTTTCCATTGATCTCTAGCATTAACCCCTCCACGAACAACAATCAATGTATCTTTATCTGATATTTCAAAACCTTTATCATCATCAGAATTGTGTATGTGTCTATTATTATTTTCATCAAAACTAAGATACGCACCATTGATGAAACACATATAAAAATCCAAACCCAAATCTTTACAAGCATCTTCAAACTTAGCAGAGGTCAAGAGAGATTTATGATTAGGCCAATCATCAGGCTTACGTGTAAGAACGACAACTTTATACTTACCTTCTTTTGCTTCTGTTATAAAAGATTTAAAGTTTTCCATTACAGTTCTACCATTGGTGCAATTTCTACTGCTATCATGACTCCAACTTCATGATCAGAAGGAAAGTGCCACCCTGCTTTTACTCGACCTTGACCACACTCTTCAGCTGCAGCTATCAGTCCTTTCTTGTGTTGTGGATATTTACGAATATAATATTCTGCAACCAAACGAGATTGTACACTGTGGCCACTTGGATAAGATGGTGTTTGCATGGTATCAGATGGAAATTTCATGTGATTAATATCTATCCCAAGTTCTCCTGCTAACTGCCATGGTCTTATTCTTTGAAATTTGTTCTTGTAAAATCTACTAACACCCGCACCTGTTTCAACTATTTTTGATATGTCTTCACTATTGTAATCTAAATCATTTTCTTCAAGATAATCTCTAATAGCATAGGTTGCAACCATATCATGTTCTTTAATACTATTGATATCTTTTTGTGATCTATTGGAACTCAACTCTTTTATCATAGATAATTCTAATCGAGCCTCTGGACTACTATTTCTTGGAGGTTCTAGCACAGAAATTTTTTTCCATTCTTCATCTTTAAGAAGAGGAACTGGCTTTTCTTTCACCTTATCATATTTTAAAGAATCTATGTCTTTTTGTTCAATAAAATGACTTGTGAACCTTTTCATTAGACCTCTTTCTTTTTACCAATGTTGTACTTAGTCTCTAAAGTCCAATCATTTTTTTCACGAAAAGATAAGACCTTAATTTGGCTAAGAGGTGCAACATTAGATGCATCACCCATAATAAAAACCAAACCCCAATCTTTAAGTAGGTTTGAAATAGTGTTTCTACGTGCAATATCATTTTCACTTAGATTAGTTTGCTTTCCATCCAAAGCAAACAACTCTTTAAAGTGAACTATGTAATATTTTCCTTGTTTGTGAAGGATATGACAAGATTGGTATAGTTTCTTTTCTTTTCTGCTTGCAACCCCAATTCGTGATAATGTCTCACGAACTTTAAGAAAATCGTCAGGTTCGTTTAACCCAACTTCTAACATATGCTCCTGTGTCCAATTAACTTCTTCCATTTTGTTTTCCACCTTTATTTAATTTTTGTTTTATGGTGGCGATTTGGTCATCATTTAGTATTGTAAGAGCTACCTTTGCTTTCTCGTTATTGTATCCATAAAACTCTTTAACATACTCTATATCATCTAACTTATTCGCCTTCACCCAAGGAGTAAATCTCTTCCTTGGACGTAAACTATTTATGATTTAAGATATTCTAATATCATGCTATATTTTACCACCCTTAAAAAGTTTAGATTTAATGATTGCAATCTGGTCATCAGACAATATATCAAGTGCGGCCTTAGCCTTTGCATTATTATATCCATAATACTCTTTAACACATTCTAAATTATCCATTTTTGATGCTTTTATCCAAGGAGTAAATCTTTTTCTAGAACGCAAACTTGTGCGAAGAAAATCAAATTGAAGTTTTTTATCCACGTTTGGTATACAATTAATTTCGTTAACAAGCATAATAGTATCTTGAAATGGAGCTAAACACTTATTTACAATGAAAGGTGGATACTTTCTTTCCCATTCTTCATCCTCTGTATCCATCAACTTTTCTTTTGTGTGATTTATGGCGTTAAGATAGTCTTTTAGTTCATACATTACATTTAAAAACTACGTTTGTTCTTAACTCGTAGCATTCCCTTGAAACTGGCATTGCTTTATGTGGCAAATGTGCATCAAATATAACTAGACGATTACCAACATATTCAACTAATTGGCCATCAACTATAGTTCCACCACTCCACTCTAATTTCCAATCCAATCGTGGATAGAAGATCATGGTAAACTGACCATCATCTATATGTAAATGTGGTTCTATACCATGTGTATGAGCATTACAATAAATTCTTTCATAAGTTAAATCTTTACCTATTTTATTTTTTGCAGTTTCAAAAATCCATGTTACCCAATCAAAACCATTTTCATCACACTCTTCTTTGTTATGACCACAGAGAACGTGCCAGTGTTTATTTGGTTGTCCTCTCTTAGATTCATAATCATATTTCCAAGATAGATTTTTTACATAATCATCAATTAGAATTGCAATGTGTTCCTCTAGTACATTATCAATTACCTCAATCATTTAAATTTCACTTTTGCCATTATTTCTGTGAGGCACGCCAAGGTATTGATTTCTTGGTCGGCAGCAAATGCTCCTCTATATTGATACTCAGCCAATATACAGACAGCATGAGGTATAGTACTATGATCGAGAAAAGTATAAAGGCTATCGTAAATGCTCCGATAAAGACGTACAGCATCCATGTCAAGATTGTTAACAACCCACTTTCTAACATGAGTAAACTCCTTCTCTTTCATGAACTTCATAAGTTCTTTGATATTTATCTCTGCCATATCAACAAGGATACCAGCATCAATACGACCAGAAACAGAATACCTTTGTAGTTCGTTTAGAATACGCCTCCAATCTGGAAAGTGCCTTTGAATTACTTCAACAAGAACTTTTTTATCATACTCTACATTTTCGTTATCAAGAATATTAACCATACGCCTCATAAACTCTGAAGCAAGATTTGGTTTTTCAGATTTTGGAATTGTGAAATCCACCACACTACAACGAGAGTGTAATGGTTCAATCAGTCTATTCTTATAATTACAAGTCAGAATAAAACCACAGTTCTTATGAAACTCTTCCATAAACCCACGCAGGGCTGGTTGAGTAGATTGTGGATTTAGATAGTCTGCCTCATCAAGAATAAGATATTTTCTACCACCTTCAAGTGACACTGTAGAAGCAAAGTTTTTGAT